TGCCCCCGATCGAGGTGTTCGCGACCAGTTTCAGGAAGCTTGAACCGGTGAACCTGACGGTCGTATTTGAGCGGACAAGAATACTGTCGTTAACCTGATAATCCCCGCCGCCATCCGGTATTACGACGAGGCCGCGAAGATTGATGGCCGCCTGGATTGCGGCCGTGTTGATCGCAGCGGTTGCTGCGCCATCAGCGCCGAACCAACGAACATTCTTTCCCTGGATCTCCCAGCCGGCGGCGCGAACCCATGCCCCTGCGGATGCAGCAATTGCATTGGCTTTGATGTACAGCCCCTCCAGCGGATCGGAGGCGATACGGGCCGCATAGTCTCCAGACTTCCAGACGAACTGACCTTCACGACCCGCCTCTTTCAAGTATGCAGATGTGACGGTGGTCGTGTCGAGAGCCTTCAGCGCGGTTCTTGTCGGCGGGAAGGCATTCGGAACTGCGCCGAGGGCTGCATCACGAGCCACCTCGGCACGATTTGCCGCCGCTTCAGCAGCCGCAACAAGCGCGGCCGATGCCTGATCAGACAGCAGCCGGAAATTCGCGCCGTCATCCACATACGAAATCATCATGTTCGCCAGCAGGCCGCCTGGCGCGATCTGATTGCCCGAGCTGGTCAGCAGCGGTTTGGCAGCCGAGCCGTTCTCGGAAATCGTCACGTTTCCGGTATTTGCCCTGAAGACGTTCGCGACACGCAGCGCAAAGGCTGAAGCGGGGATGGCCGAGGTCAGCTGGATCGCGTTCGCGGTGCCGGCGCCTGCATCAGTGAGCTTCACGAAACTGTAAGGAAGATCGGCCACGCGCGTCCAGGAACCAGTGCCGGACGCCCCGACCTTCATGTAAACGCCGTTGTAGGCGACGGTGGCATCACCGATCACCCAAGCGGTGGAATTCGCCCCGCGCGCCAGATCAGCAAAGAGCGACGCCCGCGAGGTGTAGATGAGCCCGCCTGTCGAGATGAAGGCGTTGACGATGCTCTCGACCCATGCGCCCCATGCGCGGATGTCCGATTTCTTCGGCTTCTGTTTTCCGGAGGAAGGAACGCCATCCGTGACGTAGTCGCGCCAGATCTGTGCAGCGGTCTGCATGAGGCCCATCGATGTCTCCATGTGAAATCGACCCGGCATGATGATGCCAGGCAAAGTTGATGCTGTAGAATGAAGGTCAGGCGCCTGGCCGGTTGCCGATCAGCCGCAGGGGAATGGTCAAGGTCTGCCCGATCCCGACGCCGGGAATGACGTGATAGGTTTCGACCTTGCCGTCCTCGGTGACCAAGCCAGTCGCTTCGAGGATGACGCCCGACAGGATCGACACGCCGGTCAAAGTCGGCCGGCCTCGACGGTGCACATAGACGCGATCTCCAAGCTTGGCTGCCGAAATGGCAAGCTCTTTCGTCCGAGGCGTGAGGCTGAGGGCAATCACAGAGCTGTAGACGATATCGACATCCACGATCCATGCGACACTTGCCGCCTTCATCGCAGCGTCAGCCTGCAGGGCGGCTTCTCGCCAATCGATCTGCTCGGTCGGGCTCATGTGACCACCTGCGTCAAGGTTGCCTGCGCCGCCGAGGCGACGCCGGAGCCGTTCTCCGCTCCGCACCAGTATTTCCATGTGCCGGCGCCTGGTGCGTCGGTTATCGAGATGACCTGATTGGCAGTCACCTCGAAGGTTCCAATAGCCGTGGCCGCTGCGAAGCTCTGCGCTGTCGTTCCTCGCCGGAATACGAGCCTGCGCGTGTTGTCGTTCGCAGATCGCGCGCTGAATGACACATTGGGCGTTGCAAACGAGATCTGCGGATTGACGGGCGTGCCCGGCGCCGTGGCATCCGAGGTGGCTGTGCGTGTGATATCGGCAGTCGGAGGCGACTGCGTACCGCCACCCCATGCATAGAGCCGGAACTTGTATTGCTTGCCGTCAGCCAGATAGGCCGACCTAAGCGACGTATCCCCAGCATTCGACATCACGCTGCGCACCGGCTCGCTGCCATCCACCGGCTGCCATTCCAGCTCGTAGGTGAGCGCATCGCCGGCCGACGTCCAGCTGGCAAGACCGAAACAGGCCGATTGCCCGCCGGCGACAACCTCGCGATTGATCACGACGTTAAAGCCTGATGGCGCTGCCAGTTCGTCGGGCGGAAGCGGGATGACACTCGATCCAGGCGCGCCTTCCTCGACGGCGGCATTGAATGCGTAGAGCGTCGGCGGAACGATTATGCCAGAGAACTCCATCGTCATATTGCGGAGCGAGAGCTTCGGCGTCGAGGTGATTTCGATCACTACCTCGCTCATCTTCGGCGGATAATGCACCTTGACGAAACGGCGATAGGGAACGTTCTTGGCTGGCTCGTAATGCGCCAGGATCGAGACACGCGGCGCATTTGCTCTGGTGAATGTGATCTTCTGCAGGCGCTGAACATGGTTGTGGCTCTGGATCGCGCCGTTATCCAGCGTCTTAGTTCTCTCGGTATCGTCACCAACGTAGGGATCGCCATAGATCGCCGCATCTGCCTGATTGAAATCGGTGCTCATATCAACGTAGCGGCCCCGGACTGCGAGCACGGTCGAGCTGTCACGTGTATTGCCATCAAGGCTTGCGCTTATGATGTCGGCCGCAACGAGGCGAATGTCAGGTTCCTCATACTCGCCTGCATGAACGCCGATCAGTCCGTCAGGACGCTCAAAGACGACAAGCTCTGCGGCTTGATCCATCAGCCTGCCGACCTCGACGGGATTGTTCTCAGCTCGGAACCACAGCCCGCCCCAGTACCGTCGTTCAGATCCGCCGGTGCGGTTGGTTACGATCTGGTCGCCGACGTTCGCCGCGTTTGCCCAATCAGGCGCATACATATCGTCGCGCGAGAGCTTTCCCCCGACTGGGTGCGTCAAGTGCCAGTACCGCATGAGGGCCAAGTTACGGCTGAAAGCAGTGGATCCGTTGCGCGGGTCGTAAAGCAAGGCACCATCGATCACCGATGAGGGAACCGGCATCTGATTAGGGAACACCGAAAGATAGGTCTTTTGCGATGTGGTTTTGGCGATCATCAGGATAGATGCCAGGCCGTCGCCGCGGTGATCGACACTCCAGATGGTCGGGAATGCAGCGACCAACTGAGCATAGGCGGTTTCGGCATTCAGCCCAAGGCGGGTAAGGATCGACACATATCGATTGGATCCGCGCACGAAATGCGCCGGTGCTATGACGTCACCATTCCCGTCCAGCGTCACCTTTTCGTCGTGCAGGTAATGCTGGACATAGCCCTGAATGCGATGCGCAGCCATGACGATGCCGTGGTAAGCCGCTCCGCTAGCCTGCTCGAGGAAGACGTAATCACCGCCCTTCTTCACTCTGCCAAGCACAAAGGCGAGCGAAGGAACATTTTGCTTGAGGTTGTAACTACCGTCCTCAGGCTTCGGGACAGACGGCTTTTCAACGAACAAGCTCTGTAGAGCCGCAGCGCCGTAGGCAAGGCCGCCATAGGCCAGCGCCAGCGTCCCAAGATAGAGCAAATTTGCTCCGAAGACCGACGTTGCGACCGACGAGACGATCAGGGCTACGGTTTCGATTACGCCTGGCACGGTTCACAGTCTCCAGATAGCCAGAGGTCGAGCCGTCATAGGACCAACCGACTGGACAAAGCGGACAAGCCAGCTTTCACCATCGAAGATGGCGCCGAATTGCCTGTGGATGTTACTGGCGCTTCCAATGACGCCAATATCGCCGCAGGCGGGAAACTGGACAGGCTGGCCACCAATCCGATCAACACAGCCCCCGACGAGCGAAACAACGCTGCCAGCCGCTTCGATATGGCGGCGAAAGCCTGCGTCGCTGTCATAAGTGCCGCGCAGATGGTCTGCAGGATCGAGATGCCCCAGCCAAATTGCCCAATCCGCCAGGAAAAGGCAGCAATCGACAGATCCCGGCGACCAAGCCCGCAGCGCATAGTCAGCGAGAAATTCCGAAAGCTCCCGCATCACCAGTTTGGCCAGCGGATTGTCTTGGAAAGCATGAGGATGACGCGCTCGCAAAAGCGATCGAGCGCACCCGATGGGTTAAGGATTTTGGCTCTTGCCTTCTGGTCGACGTCGGACAGCACTGCACCGTTCGTCAAGGTGCGAAGGGTAAACCGGTTAGTGATCTCAACGGTGATCGTTGACCTGATCCCTGTATCGGTCGCTTGGTCGCCAAAGATCAGATTGTCGATCTTCCCCGTGAATTTGACCTGGGCAGTGCCGGACGGCTGATCGTACTCGTCGCAATCCTGAATGAGGATTCGAAACCGCGATCCTTTGATCGTCCCGGCCTGATAGTCCGCCCAAACCGCATCTGAGGTGGCCTTATCGATGCCATTGAGGACGAGCGACAGCGTGAACGCCTCGGCGTTGATGGCCATCTCGATCGTGTCGAGCGCGTCCTCGGTCAGTACGCATGCCCGCCAGATATTACCGTCATCATCAACGAATGGCCCGCCTGAGCCATCCCATAGCCTTATAGTGCCAGAGGGGAGGTCCACCTGGCACAAGACACGGAGCGATTTGATCGTCATTCAGACAAGGCCAAGAGCAAGTTGGTTCCAGTAGTCGTTGGCCTCTGTGAAGATGACAGAGCGCTGCTCGAACTGGATGTTGTTCATTCCGCCGTCCAAGCCTCGATCGTCTTCGAGGTGGCACAGGCAGGTCGGCATAT